GGACTAAACCTATACTAAGAGAAGTATCTGTTGGATTAGAAATTAACTGCTACGCTTGTGCAGAAATCTAATTAAATGGAAATATGGGATGAGGTCGTTAAAGAATTTAATGACGAACTCAATAAATTAAGAACTGGTGTTTGTGATGGACAATCAGATGATTTTCCTCATTACAGACAAATGGTTGGACACATTTATGGAATTGAATGGTCCAGAAATAAACTAACAGATATTGTTAAAAAACGTATCTATTCAGATGAAGAGGAAGACTAATGCAACAGGTATCATTAGCTAAGACTATTAAGAATGATATGTGGATTACAGAAGAAGAAAAAAGTGATCCAAATATTCTACCTGAACTTCCAGGTTTTCATGTACTCGTAAGACCTGTCTCAATTAAAGAAAAGACAAAAGGTGGTATACTATTACCTGATTCAACAAAGGAAGACATGTCCTATCTTACTACAGTAGGTCGTGTGGTAGCTCTAGGAGATTTAGCTTATCAAGATAAAGATAAATTTCCTAAAGGTGAATGGTGTAAAAAAGGTGATTATGTTTGTTATGGAAAACACTCAGGTCAAAAGATAAAATATAAGGGTATTCGTCTTATATTATTATTTGATGATCAAATTATTATGCGTGTGGAACATCCAAAAGATCTAGATCCAACCTTTAATTTA